ACCGATGTGCTTCTACTTCGTAACGGAAAGCCGGATCTGCAATTCTGCCGCAGTTTGGAGAGCGGAGTCATCACCATGAACAATGATATCATTGGCAAAATCAGCGCGCAGCACGACATGCGCATAGAGGACGAGCATATCTGCGCAGTGCTGCAGGGGCAGGAAACGATACTGCCTGAGGAGGTAAAAAAGGCGATTCGTGATGCGGCTCAGCTGCACGCAAAAGATATTTTGGACAAGCTGCGTGAGCTTCAGGTGGATTTGCGTACCAACCCCGCCATCTTTATTGGAGGCGGAAGCATCCTGTTCAGACCGCTGATTGAGCATACCTCGCTTGTGGCGAAGGCTACCTTCATCGATGATCCAAAGGCAAACGCGATCGGTTATGAGATGCTTGCGCGAGGACAGATAGCCATGCGCGCGGTACAATAATGGAGGTTCCGTTGTGAAGCGGGATGGGAAATACCGTTTTTCGCTGCAGTTCGGTTCAGAAACGCGAGAACAGATGCAGGCAGGAGAGCTTTTAGAGCGTCTTGGAAACCGAAAAAGCGCAGTTGTTATAGCCGCACTGAATGCATATATTGCTGCACATCCCGAGCTTGCTGAACCTGCGCCGGTAAGTGTTAAAATTGACGGCGGGATAAGGCGTGATGCGCTTGAGCAAATGATTCGATCCATTATTGACGAGCGAATCGCAAACGGTCAGTTGCTTGCCGGAGGCGTTGAAACACCATCTATACAAATGCAGGAAGATTTGAACGTGGACCTTGCGGCGATGATCAGCAATCTGGAGTTGTTTGATGGTTGACTTTTAAGAACTTATAAAACTGTGAATCTACTTTTCTGATGTTTTGATGAATGCAAAACCACTTCAAAGCGCAAACACGCATTATTAAGGTGGATAATGGATTTATAGTAACTTCTACAGCACGCCTCTTTTTTGTAGAATAATATTATAGAAGGAGACGATGCTGGTGGACAAAGTAGCTCTTGGAAGACGCATAAAAACGATGCGTCATAACCTCGGAATGACGCAGGAGGAGTTCGCTGAACAGCTGAATTGCACGAACAGCCACCTCGGCAAAATCGAAAATGGCAAAGGCGGAATCAGCATTGAGCTGCTGGTTTCAGTGGCAAATATGCTGCACACCACAGTGGATCAGCTTTTGTTGGATTCCTATGACTATAAGGAACAGGTCATCATGCGCGACCTTTATGAGCGTATTGATAAATTCCCTGTGAAAACAAAGATACTCACCTGCGATCTGCTGAGGCAGTTGGTTGACATCATCGAAAAGGCTCATGACGAGCATTGAGTTGTGAATGCCTTTCCCTGAAGGCAGCGATTTCTGCTTAGCAGGCACTCGGTCAACACAAATGAATATTCTGCACCGTACAGTCTATATCTGCACGGTCAACGAGAGCGAAAGGCTGTCCGGTTCTTGCTGGACAGCTTTGCGTTTTATCTGGGGAGGTTTCATCCAAATAGGAGGTGAACACTATGATGAACGGTGAAAGAAAGGAAGGAATCTGCAGACTGAATGTAGATGGTAATGGCTGCGATTATTTGCGCATTCTGAGCGATTTGGAAACCAAGCTGCGCAACAATACGAACCCAAAAGAAAAAATCGAACTGGCACTGCAGGGGGCGCTTATGTTCTACGGTGCTGACAGAGCATATGTCATCGAAGTGGACGATGAGTTGGGTATCGGAGTCAATACATATGAGTTCTGTGCCCCTGGAATAGCGCCAGAAATTGACAATCTCCAATTTATGCCGTTCGAAATGTTTCCGCGCTGGCTTTGCTCGCTAAAGAGCGATACGCCAATCATTATTACGGATCTGGAGCGGATTAAAACTGAATTCCTGGAAGAATACAGCTACTTGGGGAAACGGAGCGTGAATTCGCTTCTGGCGGTTCCGTTTCAAAAAAGACTCAATGCCGGTTTTCTTGGCGTAGATAATCCGAAACGTAATGTGGAAGATCCGGGGTTTTTACGACTTGTTATCCTTTGCGTCGTTGTGGAGTTGAATGAAATACTGCTGCAGGAATGGAGAGAACGGCGCTATGCGAGTATAAAACAACCAACAATCATTCAGGCAAATCTGTTTGGGAAACTGGAAATCATTTCTTCAACCGATGTTTTGAAAGATGATTCATTTACAAATGAGTCTGGATATGTGCTCCTGACATTTCTGCTCTTAAACCGCAAAAGAGAACATCCGCTGCGGCTGCTTACAGACGTCATATGGGAAAATACAGACATGGGAAATCCGTACAATTCGATTAAGAATGTCGTATACCGCCTTCGCAAGACGCTTGCCTGCATAGGGCTCCGCGATTTGATTCAGGCGTCGCACGGGACATTTACATTAAACCCCTATTACACAATCTTTACTGATGTTGATCGCTTCGACGATGCATGCAAACGGATCGATAATTCTTCCGACCAGGTGATTTTACAGACGCTGTATGAGAGCATTATTGGACTCTACCGAGGCAGTCTCCTTCCGCGGTACGACTTTTATCACTGGCTAATGCCCAAAACGCTGTATTACCAAAACAAGTTTCTGCACTACATGAAACGGTATCTCTCTATGCTTTATAGAGAAAAGAACTACCTTCGCGTACAGGAACTATCCATGGATTTGCTGTCCATTGATATGTATGAGTCGGAAGTCCATTACTATCTCATAAAAGCAATGCTTATGTCCGGCAGCAAGACCCTGTCACAGATTTATTTCAGGCAGGCAGAGCCGTATCTCACAGATGAGCATATGCAGGAATTGAAAACGTTTTTTACATAATGCAGAACATGAACTGCGGATTTTATCCGTTTTTGTGACCGTAGTTGAGATTATTTTGAGACTTTTCTGCCTACAAACAAGCAGGTCCTTTCACCGTAAAAATATGACTTCAGAGGCGGAGCTGTTGAGCCCTACCAAGCACCCATCCGTTTTGTACAGTTTATAAAAACTGTCAACGGGTGGGTGTTTTTATGGGCAGACAACCCTCGCTTATACAGGGAGGAGGTGGTTTTGATGCGTTGATGCGCTGCTATTCCGCTCAAATTCCTGGTTTAACCCCATATCTTACAGATCATAGCATGCCATCGTGGCGTGTTTTGATCTCTTTTGCCGGGGTGGCATGCGCCAAAGGAGGCGTAAAAAATGTCACCCATGGACGGAAGGGATGAACTGCGTGGCCGATTCACAAGATGGATCGTCATAACTGCAGAAAATGCACAGAAGAACTATCTGCGTGCTGAAAAAAAGCAATTGCAAATCGTACCCCTTGAAGAAACTGACGTTGCAATTGTGGATACGGCGCTATTATCTGCTGGTGTTTCGCCGGATAGCTTTGATTTCGAGGAACAGCGTTTGGCTGAGGCATTCCGGGAACTTCCGCTGATGCGCAGACGTATACTGGAAATGCTTTTTGTCGAAGAGCTTACACCATCTGAAATTGCAGCAAAGCTCCACTGCTCTGTACAGCATGTATACAACCAGCGCTCCCTTGCAATAAAGCGATTAAGAGAGCGCCTTATAAAGGAGCGAAAAAAATGACCGACAATGAATTTAGACTGCTTCTGGAAACTGCTGTATGCGGAGACCGGGAAGCGTTGGATTCCCTGCTTGCTCTATATATGCCTCTGATTAACCGGCTGAGCAGTTATGCCGGTAATCTCGACGAGGATTGTAGGCAATACATTATGCTGCATATTGTTCTGCATATTTCGGAGTTCAGAATTTAGACAAGGGCTCCGGTTCTTTGCCGGAGCCTTAATTATTTCTCAGAGCATTAGATTTTGCGTTTTTCGAGTGTTCTTACTTCATGAAGGCAACCCCCATTTTCAATGAACCTTGAAAATCGCATAGCGGCGCCCTCTCGTTCCTCTGGTGGCAAGCGGCTATCCATTTGGTTTGGCAGGCCAGAGCCAAGAGCACATAAATACGGACGGCAACCGTATGCGCGATGATCCGCCAGGGGCAATAATGATACTTCCGTAATTCGCGGCCCGGCCATAATGAAGGCGGGGGGATGAGATTTCCATGGACCCGTTCGCCACGGGCGGAGGTGTGCCACAAAAAGAATGCTGTAATTAACTCTGGTTGCAAGTGTAATATAGTGAGCTTGTGAGTTGATGGAATGTTAACTTAGCTGGGAGTCATGTATTTGAAACCAGCAGAATGGCGCATTTATTACCAGAGAATCGGAGGGTTGAATATATCATGAAAGGATAAATGCGCATATGGAAAAACTGATTACACGAAAAGAAGCTGCCAAGATTTTGGGGATTAGTATTGCCACGCTGGATGCAGCCAGACAAAACGGCTTGATTTCCTACGTCCAGTATGTTCCAAATGGGTGCGTGTATTTTACAGATGCAGCGCTTCAGGAATATGTTGCCAAATGCACAAAGAGGGCAAAACCTGCCGATAACAACTTGACATACCGCAAGCAGCACCGTCCCAAAAAGAAATAGCTTGCTCATCCTCACAAATTCGGCAGCTGATACCAACGTTTAGGGAGGTGAAAGAATGGCAAGAAAGAAAAAAGAGATAGTCAATGGTGTCGGAGGTCATAAAGCTCTCCTTGAGCTTCATCCAGTAGAATCTTTTGCCTGTTGCCATGAGAGACCTCCTTAGAACGGCAATTCGCTGTCATCGTCCGCGAGCTGCGAGAAGCCGCCAGTCGGGTCGTAGGTCGGCTCGCCCTTGGGTTTGCCGCCGTCACCATCGCGCTTAGAATCGCCAAAGTAAACGCTGTCGGCAAGGATCTCGGCCGAGCGGCGCTTGTTGCCTTCCTTGTCCTGCCAGTTGCGGATTTGAAGCCGACCGCCCACGACGATCATGCGCCCCTTGCTGAAATACTTCTCTACGAACTCAGCCGTACCGCGCCACGCAACAATGTCGATAAAATCCGTTTCCCGCTCCGCGCCCTGCGCCGCGTAATCGCGGTCGCAGGCGATGGAGAAGGAGACAACCGCCGTGCCGCTCTGCGTTCGGCGAAGCTCTGGGTCGCGCGTCAGACGTCCCATGAGCACAATGCGGTTAAGCATGATCGGCCTCCTGCGCTGGAATGCACGGTTCTGGAACATCGTTGCTGGCAGGGGCAACGCTAGGTTCTGCAAGAACAGCTTCGAGCGCGTCACGCAGATGCCAGTTTTCAATGCTGGAGGAGTTGAAGATTGCTTTGCAGACGTGCAGCCGCTCGGACTCGCGGATGAGCTGTTCCAGATCGACGTCCATGATGATACCGGCGCCGGGCGATTCGTCGAACGGATAAACATGAGCGTCTTTCTTATCAAAGTTGGGCATTTTTGAAATCTCCTTTTTCAATGATCTTGATGACTTCCTGACACTGAGGCACGTCAAACATACCGATGTGCGTCTTCTCGACCGGAAGTCCCATTTGTCCAGCGAGCCAGCCGTAGGCGGCTTTGCGCCGCCCACGGAACGGCCCGGTTTTCCAGAGAGGGTCGAACGAGGCGTGAGCTGCCATTTTCCATTTCCGGAGCGTGGCATCGGCCAGACGGCCGAGGGGCTTGTCTGTTCGGCCATGGCAGCCGACGTATGCACCGCAGTTTCTGCAGAGATACGCGGTGTGGCCGAAGCTGCGGCCATAGATCTCGGAATCATCGACCAGCGCGGCTTTGTGGCCGCAGTAATCGCAATAAACGGTCAAGGCTTCTTCGCCTCCTTGTACTGATCTGTTTTTTCGGGCGGGCCGGTCTGAATACCTTGTTCCTCACACTCGGCGATGATACCGGCGAGGAACGCAGCCATCTCGGCAGCGGTGTACTCGCTTGTGCCTTTCAAGGCGCGGTAGTGGATGAATTTTTTGCCCTCGATGTAGCCGACGCCGATCTCGGCATAGTGTCTGGCCACAAGCCGCGGCGGCACACCGTCGCGCAGGGAAAACAGCACCTTGCATTCGTTCCCGGCTTCGTCGATGTAGCTTTCACCGACACCGTAGCGCCGAATCATTTCTTCGTAGACGGATTCCTTATCGGTTTTCAGCTTGGCTGCGAGCTGCTCAATGAGAGCCCATGCGTAGCTATTAGCGCGAAGCCCGCGAGGATCGGCTTTCTTCGCAATGGAGAATGTGATCGGCCGCTCGCCGAAGTTTTTCCAAAGGTCCTTGCAGCTTTCCCGCGTGTAGATCGACAGGATATATTCGCCGCTGCGGGCGTAGGTGATGTCTTTCAGGAAACCGTTCACGCTTTTTCCTCCTCGACGTGGCCGTGCAGGTAAACGTACTCGCCGGTCGGCCCGATGTTCCGATAGATGAAATCGTCACACTTGGCCTTGGAAAGATGCGTCCCCAGTACCCGCCGCTCATAGACGAATTCGCCGTTTGCCTTTTTCTCCGCGATTCTGGCCTGAATTTCTTCGTCCTCGTAGTTCGCTTCCAGCAGATAGAGATCGAAGTTCGGGGCCGATATGCCGTTCAGGTTGTTTGTATCGGTGGCGTAGAGGACTTTTCCGGAAGAGAGCTGCAGCTTGTAGCCGCAGTTCGGAACGTCATGCACCAGCGGCACAGGCTCGACCGTGAAATCGCCGTAGCTGTATCGGTGGTCGAAGTCGTACAGGTCGATGTTCGCAGGCTTGATGCCAGCTTCCACCAGCGGCCGCACCATCCATCGGCAGCAGCCGAAGCGGAGCGCCGGTCGGTCCGCTGCGAGGGCGTGGAGCGTGCTTTTTCGGAAGTGATCTCCGTGCCAATGTGTCAGCAGAACAAGCCTGAGAGCTTTTGCAACTGGCTTCACGGCCTTGTACGGAATGCCGCAGTCGACGAGAATCTGCCCGTCGATCACAACAGCGTTGCCGGTAGAGCCGGTTGCAAGGACTTCATACGGAACACTCATTACAGCGAATTGAGGTCAATTTGCTCCGGTTCGCCAGCGTTCTCCTGAATCTGCGCCGGGGTGCTGCCCTCAACGGCCGGCTGCGGAGTGTCGGTCGTAAGCTCCAGCTCGTCGGAATGGTCGGTAATGATTTCGCCAGTCCTCGGGTCAACAGTCAGGACAGATCCGTCATCAATAAACGCCTGCTGTATTTCTGTGGACATGATGCCCCACTTGCTGATAAGCTGGCGAAGCAGCGTTTTTTGAGCCATGCTGTCAAAGTCCTTGTACCAGAACGAGGAGTACTTCCACATATCCTTGTCGGCGATCTGACCGTTCTGGATCTTGTCGTAGGCCTCCTTGCTGAACGCCTGAGAATATGTATCAGCATGGTTGAGAACCTTTTCACGCGACCAGTAGATGCGCTTCCGGAAACCATTCAGGTACTCGAGGTGCGCCATGTAGCCAACGATCGGAAGCCTTTCACGCAGATCGTCGTCCTCAATGAACCTGAATCGCGGCTCTGCCGTTTCGGGATCTTTCCCCAAATATTCGCCTTGCCGAATCTCCATGCAGCCCAGTTTCCGATACTGGCCGCTGCGAAGCGCAAGCTGGATATATCCCTTGTAACCAAGGACAAACTGTGCCTTGAAGCACTCGGGCGAAAGCAGATGCCCTTCGCGGTCATACTTGGCCTTCTGCTTGAACGGCACAAGGTAATACTGCCCAAGCTGCGGCGAGGGGGAGAGGTTTAAGCCCTCTCCCAGCAGACCGCCAGAGAGGATAGATTTGGGGTCGCAGGTCTGAAGCGCCGGGGTGGCGGCGACAGCGGACGTGATCGCTGCGATGAAGCGGTTTACGCGTCCTGGTTCTTTCAGTGTGTTGTTGATAAGATTCTTATAATTTTCTGTGGTGATAGCGACGGAAAAGGTCATTTTCTTTGCAGGGGCGTTAGAACTGTTCATAGCTGTAACCTCCATTCACAAGAAATTCTTTGAGAGCTCTCAACTTGGCTTTGTTGCCGCGAACGCGGAACGAAACCTGATAGGTCTTTTCGGCGGGGGCCTCGGTGGGAATGGGCTGCTCGACGGGTGCAGAAACGGGGGCAGGCGGTTCTTCGTTCAGAACTTCTTCGATCTTCGCCTGCGCGGCCTCCTGAACATCCTGCGCAGATTTCATAGCTGCGCGGCGGCGAGCGGCTTCTTCCATCTCCTTGTGACGCCGGTCAACGATCAGGGCCGCTTCCGGTGCGGAAAGCGATTTGCGGTACTCGACCAAGACCTCATCCTTGTGCTCCAGCGTTTCGATCATCCGCAAATCGTTTGAAACGTTCTGCAAGAACAAGGAAGCCTGTCCTTGCAGCTTTTTCAGAGAATCGGACATCGTGATATTGATGCCGCAGCGGTCAAACGGCGCGATGTCTTCGGGGATATTCAAGCTGGCGCGGTATTCGTTGTAGAACGCGACAATTTCCTCGCGCTTGGCACCTTTGATGCCGTTCTCAACGGAAGCGATTTTGGCTTTCAGCTCAGCGTCTGCCTTGGTAAAAGCGTCGGCCGCACATTCCTTGTAGAGCTTTTCAAAAGCCTCATACGGAGCAAGGATGGCCTTTTTGACTTCACGGCGGCGGGCTTCCAGATCCTGAAACTCTTTGTTCAGCTCGGCGCGGGCTTTCTTGACGTCCTTGTAGGTAGCTTCGGTGCAGGCCAGCGCCAGCACCTGCGCAACACGCTCGTCAACAGAAGTCTTGACCTGCCGAAGCTGATCTTCGATGATCGGGAGCTGCTTAACGACAATCAGGTTATTCTCCATCGGCGGGCGCCTCCTGCGTGATCTCTTTCAGAAGCGGCAAGATCCGCTTGTCGATGCGGCTTTCCGGGACGTCGATCTCGCAGATCACGGCGCGGGCCTCGCGCTTGGCCGTGGGGGCGATGACCTCCATTCCGACGGAGGCGTTCGGGATGCTGCAGCGGTAGCTGTAAGTGCCGCTGCTGCGGATGGTGCCGGTCTTTTCGTCGATGTAATGAACGTTTACGATCATGTGTTGTCTCCTTTCGGCTGCAAATTCATCATGCTCATCAGTGTGGAAATGGTGTATTTGACTCGCTCGACCTCCGAATCGTCGAGGCCGACAATGTCCGGTTCGCCGTTACGGTAGCCGTCTTTCATGACCACGATGTTGCCGACGATCGGCTCGCCGTGCTGGTCTGTGCCATAGAAGAAAGAGCCAATATGATTCAATGGAAGATCCAGCAGCCGCCCTTCTTCGTTGACGATCATGCAAAGCGGCCGGGCAAGACGCATCGGGTGAACGTGCTCGATGTAGCCACCAACGGCAGAGCCAACGGTTTTGTAGAGGGGGTCGCTGAAATCCTCAACGCGAACCTCGTGATTCGTTGTCACGACAACGCCTTTCATTCGGATTCTCCTTTCTTGATGTAATCGCGTACAACATCTGTGAGCCAATCCTGCACGGTGTCGTAGCCATCAGCGGCAAGGTGCGCTCGGAGCTGGGAGGCCTCATCGGCGGTGATTCTTGCGTGGAGCTTATCCTTGAGCCGGTGCTGATCGGCTGTGCGGAGGTGCTTGCGAATGCTGCCGTCCGGGTCGAACTTGGCGTAGAGGGCCTTCATGGCTTTCTGCGTCAGGCAAATCCCGTAGGCGTCGCTGTTCTCGCACTTGCTCTGGCTCGTCATGTCGTACTTGGGGTAAATGGTCTGCACAACGGCAACCATGTCTTTTGCGGGCGTTTTTGTTTTCAGCCGCAGCTCTTTCAGGCTGTTCGGCATGAGCATTCCTCCTTGACGATGCGATTTTTCGCTGCTATGATCGAAGTGGGTCTTTGTGCCTGGGGCTGTTTCCGTGCCAGCGGAGCGGCCCCGTTTCTTTTTTCGCTACTCATGCAGACCTCTTTTCCTGAATTTCTTCGATGGCCGCAAATACCGCAGCCAGTTCTGACAGTGAGTTGAATTTCCGCTTGAACGCATCGAGTTCGCGTAGTGCCAGCGATAAAAGCTGATCTCGTCCGTCAGCATCTTGCATAATTGCGGTGACAGATCTATACTCCGCCGTTTTGCACTCAACGTTGAAAAAGCTCCGAGTCGGCGTGGCTGATTCATGCACCGTAACCAAGCAGTTAATGATGTGCCGTGCCTGATTTTCACGATACTTTTCAGCGGCAATGCCATCGTTCCACTCAAACTCGCCATGTAAGAGCGAATTCTCGTCACGGCTCTCGTCCAGAAGGGCCCTTGCTGTTAGCCGACCTTCGGCTTCCAGCCTTGAGCAAAGAACGCCTGCCTGCTGCGCATCTGCCTTTATGTGCGCTCCCTGTTTCCACTGAAAAACCATTGAATTTCCTCCTTTCTTTCAAAATAAGTTGACTTTCCTTACCTAGCCAATGCTAGCCTTGCCACAGCTTGCCATACCATACCGTGCCTGCCGTGCCAGACCGAGCCTTGCCACGCCTCGCAACACCGTGCCTAGCCTCGCCTGCCTGACCATACCTTGCCTTACTCGGCCGCGCCATGCCTCACCTAGCCTGCCTCGCCGCAACGGACCACGCCAGAACGTGCCGGGACTTGCCCCGCCAGCCAGTTACTTCGCGGCTACATGGAACATTCCGTACTGACCATCGCGTTCAGGACGCCACTCACCAATTCCGCAGGCGTAACCGCCAGCGTTGATGATGTTCACAATCTGCTCAAGTGAGTACATGCCGTTGGCGTTGTAACTTACAACCAGATCGGCATACCAGTTTCTGAACTCGCCTCTGTAACGAATGTCTGCCGTTCCCATGCCAACCTTGACCATATCCTCTCGCGGCACCGGAGGGTCACTGTGAATCTCAATCATCTGATTTTCGTCGCCATCGATAAAAAACGCGCCGCGCATGGACATTTTGTCTTTCGCCCAGCCCATGCGAAAAGCTGCACTGATTGCTGCCTGCTTAATGGCCGTAACAGGGAAACAAAATTGGGCTCCTTCGGAAATCGCCCGCTCAAAGCCAGCTTGTGTCATGTCGGTCGGCATCGGCGTTTTCCAATACATCGAGCGAATAAAATCTTCGATCGGGTCTTTAGCGGCCTTTGCTTTGGTCTTTGTGACTTTCATTTGCTTCTCAAGCATTTCGCGTTTTGCCTTTTCAGACCAAGCGTGCATGATAAGCGGTGTATCGCCAACGATCCGGACTGTTGCGCGCTTGACCTCAATGGGTTTGATTTCGATAACCTCGACACTTTTACTTGTTGCCATTTAATTCGTCCTTTCTGATTTCAAATTCGGGCAGCGAGTGACTTTACACGCCGCAGCTCCGGTCGTGCCGGGTGCGTTGCGCGAGCAAGGTACTCAGCAATCGCTTCTTCGGTAATCCAGACCTTTCCGCCGGGCTTCCGCTGGATATAAGCTAGATGCCCGCTGCTGCGTTCCGCATCCAGCGTCATAACGGTTACGCCAAGTCTGGCTGCTGCCTCCTTTCGGGTAAGTAACGTACTCATGTCATATCCTCCTTTCTGTCCCTTGCCCCTCCCCGACGATATGTGTTAAAATTTCGCTGAAAGGAGGTGCTTTTGTGGCAAAACGATACGTTGTCGATTTGCGCAGCCTCGACCCCGCCAAGAGAGAAGCTGCGTACAAACAAATTGATGAACTCGCGTTTATGACCGAGATGGTTTTCGGTCCTGCCGGGCTTGAGGCGGTAGAAGTGTTCTGGACTTCGGAAGAAGACTTCGCTACCTCTCCGCTGATTCCGTCTGGGTGTCGCTGTACTCCGCGTTAATCTCATCCATTGTCATCGTTTCCATGCCCCAGACTTGAAATAGCGCTCTCGGGAAATCCGGGTCGTAGTCAAATACGACTCGGATTCTCTTTTTCGGGTCGGAAAATTGCTCCAGAATCTCTGGCAGCGCCCGCAGATTCTGCATGATGGTTTTACCGTCGTTCGACCAACAGCCAGTGCCGACGCCAGACTCATGTTTCACTTCGTAACCGAAGTGTGCGTAGGTCTCATCACGGGTAGCGTCCTTTCCCCACCGCTTCGGAGTGGAGAATGTTCTGTTCATAGATGTCTCCTTTCTTGTGTAGATAAATTATCTACATTCAGTGCAAAAAAATATGGCTTCTTTCTCCCCCGTGTCGATGCGCAGAAGATCGCAAAGCCCCTGAATCTCATTTGCCTTAAACTCAGAGTCATTGTTCAGCTTCTTTAAGAACCCCTGATATGTAAGCCCAATCTTATTTGCAATAAAAACAAGCTTGTACCCGGATTCTTTAATCTTTTCACGCAAAGCAATCGTATCGGTCATTCGCCCACCTCCTTTCAATCTCGATGTAGATTAAATATCTACATTCAGGAGATTACCACAGCGTAGACAAAATGTCAACAACTTTTTAGAAAAAACTTAAAATCAGTTGATTTACAATCTACATCATGTTACAATGATTTCTGTCAGGAGGCGATCGTAATGACCATCGGTGAACGCATTAAATTCAAAAGAGAAGAACTCAACATATCTCAGGATGAACTGGCTCGTCGGCTAGGATATAAATCCAGATCCTCTATCAACAAAATTGAGCTTGGGCTTCAGAATTTGAACCAGTCGAAAATTAAAGCGATTGCGGACGCGCTTCAAACAACACCGTCATTCATAATGGGGTGGACAGAAGATAAAAAAGAGCCCACCCCCGAAAACGAGGATGGGCTAACAGAGAACCAGCAGTATCTAATAGACGCAATTCGCAATATGTCTCCGGAGAACGCAAAGAAACTGCGTGTCATTGTGGAACAAGTAATTGACGAGCGCGATCGATGACCTTTTCGACCTCCTCTGGGGTAAGCGTCCTGACAAGGTCAATCAGTTCTTCCTTTTCCTTTTCAATGTTTCCATGGGCTACGCATATAACGGACGTGTTCATAGAAACCGTTCCTTTCGTATTTTGCTGCCGGCGCAATTATGATTATACCACACGATCAGGAAATCGGTCTATTTCGAGAGAATATAACATTCTCTTGATTTCGACAAGGGGGGATTCCGTGGCTCGACCGAAGAAACCAACATATGAGTTTATCCCCAGCCGGAATGAATACCGCAAGCGCATCAAAGGCCCAGACGGCAAATACATTGCCCTTTACGCACAGACACCGGATGAGCTGACGGAAAAGGTGGCTCTTGCCCAGCGCCAGATCGAAGAAGCTGTGTATCGGCGTGAGAATCCTACTGTCCGGGAGTATGCGGAAAAGTGGCTTACCATGCAGGCTTCGAGCATTCGGGTAACTACGCTGGCTGACTATACCTCCAAGGTCAAAATCTATATCATCGAGCCGCTAGGCGATCGGTATATGCAGGAGATCACGCCCGACGATGTGAAGATGGCGATTACAAAGGCTGCATCAAAATCGGCGTCGATCTACCGCAGCGTCCAGATGCTGTACAAGCTGATTTTCACATCGGCAGAGCAAAGCAAAATCATCGACGAATCGCCGTGCAAGAATCTGAATCCAAAAGGCGGCAAAGCGCCGAAAGAGAAAACGGCGCTCACCACAGAGCAGGTGCAGACCCTCTTGGACGCGGTGCGCGGTCTGCCGCCATATCCGTTTATTATGCTCTGCCTGTATGCGGGCCTGCGCAGAGAAGAAGCCCTCGCACTGCAATGGGATAGCGTATTCCTGGATGGGGCTGCGCCGCACATCATCGTTTGCCGTGCCTGGCACATCGAACACAACCGCCCGGTCGTGACAACCGAGTTGAAAACAAAAGCGGCAAAGCGGACAATCCCAATTCCTCCGCAGCTCGTCGATTGTCTGAAAGAAGTGAAAGAATCTTCGATTTCGGATTATGTCATTGCAAGCAGCGAGGGGCAGCCGTTGTCTGGCACACAATGGGGACGGCTCTGGAAGTATGTCACTGTCCGCAGCACCAAGGAGCGCACCTACACCCGGTATGTGAATGGGCAAAAGATCAAGCACACCGTCACGCCGGTTTTGGGTCAAAAGGCAGCGCACAATGCAAGTGTTGTATATAGCATGGACTTTCAGGTAACGCCACACCAGCTTCGGCATACGTACATCACAAACCTTCTGCTGGCAGGAGTAGATGTCAAGACCGTGCAGGTTCTTGCCGGTCACGAACACGCGAAAATAACGCTGGACATCTACGCACATCTGACCTATAATCAGCCGAAAGACCTGATTTCAAAGGTCAATGGTGCATTTGCAAATAATCCAAAATGA